TTACAGGCTCCAGTTGGACCTTCGGCCGTAAGAAAAGAGTTACTCTTTCGAACGGCAGAATTCGTCGGAAAAGTATCTCGTGAAAACGAGATGTTCAGACCTGCCTTCGAGCATATATCCACTAGTAATAGTGGATCCCTGTGTTCAGGGAGAAGTCTGGGTGGGAGATCCACGATGATGGCCATCTCTTATAGAGATTGGGCGACAGAAATCCCTGCAGTCAGCCGAACCTACCTAGGTTACCTAGGAACTGAGGTGAGACTGGTTGCAGGTGTTCCAAAATGGAAGACTGTCCACATCACGGAGGAAATGAATCCGGAAATATTTGAAGCCAATTTCTTAGACATTTTGTCTAAAGAAGACGGCGACATCTTTGATCATGTGGCTGGGTTAAACTCAGCTACCGCGCTCCAGTTACTGGAGTGCGCTGCGGAGGAGATGGTTGGTCTAGGTTTCCTAGACGGGACAACCTACCTCCCCACTGGTAAAGCGCCACCTGTAGGAAGGGTCTGCATAGCAGAACCAGGCCTAAAGGGACGTATGATCACGAAGGATTACTGGGCAGTAACTGTCCTACTCCAACCGCTCGGCCACATCGGCGGCGGAATATTGAAATCCCATCCATTCGCCAGGGCTGGCATGTCTGCCAACCACCAAGTCTGGGAATGGTCGAAAGGCTTTTCCCACGTAACGTGGAATGACGAATTTAAGTCTCGCCTATCAGAGTTATCTTTGCTGACCAGTGACCTCAATGAGGCCACTGATCACTGTGACTTTGAGGTGTCCAAAACACTGTTGGAAGGTTTCTTCCGTGGTATCCACGAAGAAACCGCCTACACACAGAGAGCGATCAGTCTTCTGTGTTCTCCGGTCACCATCTTAGATGATGAAAGGAGGTCCGTGTCGACCCCTGTTAATCAGATGGTCGGTACGAAGAGTACCAGGGGAATCCTAATGGGACGACCCGGTACTAAGATTGTTCTTATGCTTCACAACTTAGTTGCTGAAGAATTGGAGTTCCGTAAACTCTATTTTAGAGAAAACGGAAAAGAACTCCCTCCGATGTACAGGTCTAAAATAGACCCGAACGTCGTTGTCGACAACCTAATTCCTGACAAACGTTACGCTTGGAGAAACTTTGCGGCTGCCGGCGACGATCACAT